GCAGTTATAGCAAACGATTCAGTACAAACGCTCGGTACTTGGATGGCATCAAACAATGAGCGATTCAACTACAAAGTACTATGGGCAGCCGCTTCGGCTGTTTTATTATATACACTCTGGTATGGATGGTATATGAACGGAGGTGACATCAGTTATGGACGCCTAAACAAAATACCATTCCAAGAAGTACAATGGTATCACGCAGCCGCACCTGCTATACTGGTGTTGCTAACACGAATGGGTGTGCCAGTTAGCACAAGTTTCCTGGTGTTGTCAGTGTTTGCTAGTACCTTTGTACTAGAGAAGATGCTTATGAAATCTATTATGGGTTATGGTGTAGCAGCCGCATTTGCATATGCGGTATGGTTTGCAATACACAAATACTTTGGCAAATGGTATGATGAAACACAACCAGTAAGCGAAGGCAACAAAAAGTTTTGGCGCATAGCACAATGGGTGGCCACAGGTGGTTTATGGTTTACTTGGTTATCACATGATGTAGCAAACATCGCAGTGTTCTTACCAAGACAAGTGCCTGTGGACCTAATGGTGTTTATCAGCATTGTGTTTGTCGCTGGATTGTTCTTTATGTTTAGAGAGCGTGGCGGACGTATCCAAAAGATTGTATTAGAAAAACACAATACAAGATATGTTAGATCAGCAACACTGATTGACTTGTTCTATTGGTTGTGCTTGTACTTCTTTAAGGAACTAAATGACATTCCAATGAGTACAACATGGGTGTTCGTAGGCTTGTTAGCAGGACGTGAGTTGGCTATGGCAACATACTTTGGTAAGAAGAAAACAAAGAGTGTGTTTCCACTAGTAGCAAAAGACTTTGGTAAGATGATGGTAGGCTTAGGTGCTTCAGTTGCACTAGTCCTTGCTATACATTACATTATTCTACCAAGCGGACTGTAAAAAAACACTTGACAGGCCCTTCGGGGCCTGTTATAATGGCTTATGATACAAGATTGGAATATAAGAGATATCTGTAGAACCATAGGCAAGATTACTTGGGCTGCAACTGATCCTAGAATGGACGGATATGTAACTTGGGGATGTAAAAGAGATTTATATGAAGTTTTATTTTTTATACAAAAAGAACTAGACAAATGCGGCGACTATGGTAGTACAGAAGAAGAATATCTTAAGAAACACGACCAGGAGATGATGCTCAAAGCATTAGGTAAACGATGAATAGAGTAGAAGGTTACGAACAACGTATTGTATATGTAGATGGTGACACTGCAAAGTGTTCTGGTGAAAATAACGATCATCCGCTTACATATTACAAAGTGCCGCACGATGGCTATGTAGTGTGTGGTTATTGTGACATATTATTTGCTAGAAAAGAAAACGAATGAAGATAGGAATTGCAGGTTACGGCTTTGTAGGACAAGCACACGAAAGTGTTTTTAGGGAATCGCATACTATTATTATAAGTGACCCTGCTAAACAACACTATGGTGACTTGCGACATGCTGATATGTTGATAATTTGTGTGTCGACTCCAGAAGCAGACGACGGCAGTTGTGATATAAGCAATGTTTTAGATGTGTTACGCAATGCTCCAGACGTACCTATTCTTATTAAAAGCACAATTAGTTTAGAAGGATGGAATACAATACAAGAACTGTATCCTGATAAACAAATTAGTTTTTCACCTGAGTTTTTGAGAGCAGCATCGGCACTAGAAGATTTTAAAAAATGTGATACTATTCTTATAGGAGGCAATGGTTATTATGATTGGCAAACTCTTTTCCTAGATGCATTAGGTAATATTAACATTAGAGTGTTAGATGTAGAACAACTTATACTAGTTAAATATTTCCGTAATAGTTTTCTTGCTGCAAAAGTTGCATTTTTCAATCAAATATTTGACATGTGTCAAAAGCTTGATATTGATTATGAACCTGTTAGGAAAGAGATTACACATGACGAGCGCATTGGCGAAAGTCATACAAATATTACACAGGATAGGGGGTTCGGAGGACATTGTTTTCCAAAAGATACAGCGGCTATACTTACTACTGCAAAATCTGCAGGAGTAGATTTATCGATACTGCAAGAAGCAGTAGATTACAATAACACATTTAGGAATGACTGATACAGTCCGGGTTGTTACGTAATAAACACGCAGGGGCCAACGGTAAGCCCCTCTTTCTTTCAATATGCTAAATATAATATCAGGGAATTGAACCAATGAGAAAAAGAACAAGAAGCATACTTGAAGAACTTAATAATATACATCGCAAAGATAATAGTAACGAGTTTATTCAAACTACGGGTACTAGCATCATTGAAAGTGCAATCAATCTTTTAGGAAAAATTTACGACACCTATCCACAAGATCAAGCACTTGACTTGGAGCGCAGATTCCTTAATAGTATACGAAATTCTAATCCTAGAAAATTTTCCACAGGAGTAGAAAAAATCAAGGAGTCACAAAAAAATGATTCTTAAAGAAGGCGGAAATGTTTTTAAAACAGAAGAAGGTCCGCTCACACAGCGTATTCCTACATCAGCAGTAAGACCCACTGTTGATGCTATCGAAAAGATTACAGGTTTAGAGTTTGTCGACGACGACTTGTTAGGCACAACAGGTAAGAAAACAGATCCAGATGGCTCTTTTGAAAAGAACTCATCAGGAGACTTAGATCTAAACACTGACCTAAACAAGATAAGCAAAGACGAGTTAATTGCAAAACTTACTGCATGGTGCAAGAAGCAAGGTATTCCAGACAATGAAATAATGAATCAAGGTCGTAAGTTTACAAGCGGCTGGATACATAATGCTGGAGACCAAGTACACTTTCGTATGCCTATTCAGGGTGGCGAAGGATATGTTCAAACAGACTTTATGTTTACACAAGATCCAGATTTCCAGCGTGGATCAAAGCGTGGAGGCACAGCAGCCTACAGTGGTAAAGATAGAGCAATACTTTTGTCTAGTATCGCACGAGGCAGAGGATATAAATTTAGTCCAAAGTTTGGCGTAGTTGATCCAGCCCAAGGTGATAAAGTTATTGGCAACAATTGGAACGACATTGCAGAATTGCTTCTTGGAAAAGGTGCAACAGAAAAAGATACTCACACTGTTGAAAGTATAATTGCATTCATAAGGAAAGATCCAAATTTTGACACACTAGTCGGTCCTTGGCTAGATACAATGGAAAAAGAAGGCAAAGGCCTACCTAATGAAAGTTTATCAGATAAACACCTAAAAAGAATTAAGGAACTTATTCAGTGAGATATAAAGAGTTTCGTTTAGTAGAAGCACAGCAAGGTAGGGAATATAATCACCTCGAAGATCTTGTGTTTTTTGATGGTGCAGCAGGTGCAATGAAAGCTGCTGACACATTAGATCAACTAGGTCAAGGACAAGGCAAAGTTGCTATTAAATGGGACGGCAATCCAACTGTATATTTTGGCCGCGAGCCTGACGGTACTTTCGTACTTACTGGTAAAAACGGTTGGGGCAAAAACATGAGTACTGATGCTAATGATTTAGCACAGTTTATTATGAACACAGGCAAAGGTGCCGAACAAGAACCATGGAGGAAAGATTTTGCTGCGGAGATGTCAGATCTATTTAAAATTATTGAAGCGGGATTTCCGAAGGACTTTGAAGGATATGTTTACGGAGACTTGCTCTACACACCAAGAAAGCCGGCAACAAAGGGCAGAGCAGGAATTGAATTTACTCCTAACAAGGTTACTTACAGTGTAGATCCTAACAGTGAAATTGGTAAACGTATTGCAAATAGTAAAGTAGGCGTTGCATTACATGGCAAATATGATAGTTTTGGTGCAAAAGTAGGACAACCTTTAGATGATGTCAAAGGCATACAAACAAATGATCTTGTTGCATTTGCACAAACATATGTGCCACATACACCTAAAGTAGATACAAAAGAAACAAATGAAATTAGACAAATGGCAAAAGCCAATGCAAAATTTATTGATAGTTTTCTAGAGCCACAACAAGGTTTATCAGATCTTAAAAATATTATCTATACATTTAGTAACCAAACTGTAAAAGCACAAAAACTAGATCAAATTAATGTAGATGGATTTTTTAATTGGTTGAAAACAAGTAAAGTTAGTCAACCAAAACAAGTAAAGATATATGAAAAACACAAGCAAAGTCCTAAAAGTTTACCTGCAATCTTTGCGTTATTGAATAAAGTTGCAGCAGTAAAGAATCATATTATTGATCAATTAGATGATGCGCCTGCTGATATTAAACAAATGACTGGTGCTGAAAAGGGCGGCGAAGGATACGTTACTGGTAAAGTTAAATTAGTACCTAGACACCGTTGGAGACCTGATTAAACTTCGTTTTTCAGCCATAAACCCCTATAATTTTTCCTAAATGGTAAATACAATATAAGAGTTCCACTGAGCGTGGGACAGCCATAGAGTAAATTTTAAGGAGATTAAAATGGCAGACGTATATTCAGTATCAGTTGGCTCAACAACAGTTGGCGCTAACGCAAGAACAACAGAAGTTGGTTTCGACCACGGCACACCAGCACTAGGTTTTTACAAAATCACACTAACAGGTATCGAAACTTCATACACAGCAGCAAACAGCACATTTCATAAAGCAATTGCAGCACTAGAAGGTTTTGCAGAACTATATGGTGTAGGTACACCAGCATCAAGCAACGTTGTGTTTGTATGCAACGACAACTCAGCAAACGACGGTTCAACAGCAGGTGCTGCTGACGGTTCATGGGGTGCAGCAGAAGCAGCAATTGATGACGCAACAGGCGGAACATCAACAATCGCAGCAATCACAGCATCAGGTGCTTCTATCGCTTAATAAGCACAATAGGGCTAACCAGAGGGTTCACAATTTTGTGGACCCTTTTTTTATGGAATAAGTATTAACATGAGATGTAGTTTATATACCCTTGTTGATATAACTAGAACAGATGCACGTAAGGGCGATGATCCTTACGAATATAAGCAACAGCAAAATTATCTTACAGTAATTCAAACAGCAAGTTTAAGAGCAAATGCCATCGTAAACGATGAACCTACTGTATCAGAAATAGAAACAGACAACCTAGACTTTGGAAAAAATGTAAAAGGTATGCATAGGGTATGGCAAGTGGAATTTGAATATGAAAATGAATTTCCATTAGATGATTTAATCAACGATTTTGATTTAGTTCCAATAATAACTGATTTAGAAGAAACTAATAATTTCACGGTTTCTGCATTTTTGACTAATGGAAGTGCAGATAGAAATACTTTTGTTGTAAGAGATAAATAATATTAGTGTGAAACACTTAGGCATCTACACAATTAAGGCCAACTTCGAGTTTACTTATAAGGAATAAAAAAGGATGTCAACTCTCGCATCAACATCATTAGAAAAAGAATCATTAGAAGCACATGTTGATCTGTGCGCCCTCCGCTACGAGCAAATGGATAAAAGATTAACTACTGTTGAAAACAAACTAGATGACATTTCAGATCAAATGCAAGCAGGACAAAATAGTTTAACCAAAGTTATTATCGGTGCAGCAGGAACTATTGTAGCAGGATTACTATCCACAATTGTCGTAATTATAATGCAATTATAGCATAAATACTACATGTTAGTAAGAGACCTCATATCAGAAAAACAAAAAATAGATGAAGTAGCAATTGCTATTCCGTTGGCTCCTATTCTAAATCAACTTTTAATAGCAGGCGGCACTGCTCTTGCAGCATATATTACTAGCAAAGCACTTGAGCAGGCAGAAATAAAATTTCCTGATATTGATTTAGATTTTCAAAAAGATATAGAACAAAATATTGATATTCCTACAGGAATGACTTTACCTAGACAACAATATGATATTCCAGCAGAAGAAATTCAAGCCTATCTAGATAGTAGATCACCTAAAGAACCAAAAAGTCCTAAAGGTTTAGGTAGAACCTTACGCAGAGCAGGAGATATTATTGAAGATGTTATTGAATGGTTAATAGCCCTTGTCGGATTAAGAGCATTTAAAATACTTGTAGGTTTAGGTTTAGGACTTTTGGCTATCTACACAATGTACAAAATGAGCAGATGGATTTATGATTGGATTAAATCTGATAAGGGACAAGAAGAACTAGAAAAAGCAAAAGAAGAATCGCTTGATGAAAAGCAGGTATGGGGACGTACTGGTAAAAAAGTTGTCCGCAAGTATAGATGCTCTGGGGGCAGAAGACACGGCAGGATTGTTAGCAAAATGAGTCAATGTTTTGCACCACTCAACTTTAAACAAAGTGCAAGATTCAAAAGACTAAAAAAGGCAATTGGTGCAAAAATGACACGTAAAGCAAAAAGAACCAAGCGTGTCAACCCTGCAAGTAGAAGATTAAAACAGTTGAATAAAAGAAGATGATAGTAGCAGAAGTCATAGACATAGGTGAAAACTTTCGTGCTACTTGGGGACGTGGTCCTAAAGGCACAATGGTAAGGCGTTATAGATGTACAAGTGGCCCCAAGCGTGGTCGAGTAGTTGCTAAAGCTAGCACTTGTTCAACACCAGTAAGTGGTAAAAAGAGCATTACTGCAAAGAAGACTAGACGCACACGGGCACGTAGTCAAAGTATTAGACGTTATCACACAGTCAGACGTCCTACTGCAAATAAGATAACGAGGTTAAATAAGTTACGTCCAAAGTATAGAAAAGGACTTAAAACAAAGAGAAGAAGATGAGAGCAGAAGAGTTTATAAAAGAAGAAGAACAATTAGACGAAATTCTGCCTCTATTGGCAGTTCCACTAGCAGTAGGTGCAGCAAAAGCAGTAGGAGGCGCAGCAAGCGCAGTGGGCGGTATTGGAAAAGCAGTAGGCGGCCTAGCAAAAGGTGTAGGCGCAGCAGCACAGGGCGTCGGAAAAGCAGTTGGAGCAACTGGAACAGCAGCAGCATCAGCAATAGATGCTGCAAAGGATAAATTACTACAACCAGGTAAATCAGTGAAATTACCAACAGGGCAAGCAGGTGGCCCTACAGAGTTTAAAGTAAAAGCAGTCAAAGGTGACGAAGTAGAATTAGAAAATCCAGAGGGTACAAAGTCACCATCACAACCTAATAGTGTAACATATAAAAAAGCAGATGTTAAGAGATCAATTTCAGTATGAAGATGAACGACCTTATAACAGACTTTGATATTTTTGTCACAAATGAAGAACAAAATCTTCTTGACAAAATCAATAGTCCTTGTTATATTGATAACTTAACAGAACGAGAAAGATTCGTTGCTGAAAATCTAGTTAAGAAAAGTCTCTTAACAAGAGTTAATTATAAAGGTATGATGGTGGTAAAACCAAATGAAAACTCTGGCCCAAGCACTCACTGAACTTCAAGAAATTGTTGATAAAAAGACAAAGGAAGTAGTCGCACCTTATAAAAAAGGCGACAAAATTCGTGTAGGTCACTATATGATGCGTCCTAGTAGGCGTCATGGACATGTGATAATTGATACACGTAAAAACACAACTGTAGATGTTGTATTTTCTAAAATTGCAGGTATTGCATTATCTTATGCACATTTAAACAAATCGCAAACATATACTATTAAACAACAAGATAGTATTATAGAAAAGTTTACCAACGATTGCTGTTTTTATGATGCGGTTATTGCATCTACCGAAAATGATGACAAACGTAATAATTTAGAAATCAGAAGAGACGATGCACAGGATAGAATTGACCAAGCAACTAGACTTCTAGATCAAGTAATATTATCACAAATTAGATAAATAACTATAACAAACCCATTAGGAAGAGAATAATGCAGATAAAAGAGTTCGCTACACCTATCACAGCAAAAAGTTTAAACGAGTCTCTAGGAAAGAGATTTGGTAAAAAAATTAATCTAGAGCAATTTACTTTAGAACAACTACAGGATGTTCGTAACAGAATCCGTACAAAACTATCACAAGTTGAAATGAGTGAAAGTTTTAGTAAAGTTATCGAAAGTGATGAATACCAAAAATCAAGAATGATGCTTGATGTTCTAAATGCAGAATTATCAGAGCGTGGTGACATTGAAGAAATGGAAGAAGCAGTAGCAGTTACTGAAGGTGCAGAAGACGAAGCAGAACTAGTAATGGCAGCCAAAGACATGGTTGATAGAGTTACAGGTTGGATGGAAGACACAGCAGAGATGCAGTCAGAATCAATGCTAGAACTTGCAGATGCAATTCGTGATGAAATGGGTACAGAAGCAGCAGAAACCTTTACACAAACAGTTAAGCCAGCACTGGATGAATTGTATGGTGCATTAGAGTCAACTCGTGCTGCATTGACAGGTGGTGTTGGTCAACTTACAGGTGAAGCAGAACCAACTGACATGATGGGCGATGACGACATGGACATGGAACCAGAAATGGAACCAACAGCAGACATGGACGACATGCCAGACTTAGATGGTGATGCAGAAGGTTCAGACGATCAGTTCGGAGCAGACGCAGCAGCAGCAGGCGGTGAAGAAGACGCAGGTCGTGAAAAGCGTGAAAGCATTGAACGCATTACTAAAAAAGTAAAAAAAGAATCTGTTAATCCACGTAAAATTGCTCAAACACTTTCAAAAAAAAAGTAAGTGAAAATATTGACACTGGTAACATGTATCGTGTGATTAATATCTTACGAGATAAAGATGTGTCACAAATTAGTATTTCACAAATGGATCGTTTGATGCGCAATGCAGGCGAGACTCAATTCAACGGTGATGTTCTTATGAGGGCAATGAAAGAAGATCCTAGAATTGATGATGCTATAAAAAATGTAGATCCTAGTAGGGACATTATTGAATTCAAAACAAGTGAAACAGATGATTTACCGCAAAAGAAGCGTAAAGAAAAAGACACTGTTTCTAAAATGGCAAAGAGGGCAACAAAGGTAGGCGACTTTGATTAATGCTCCAGTTCAAAAGTAGTGTAGTAGATTTAGAAATACTACAATATTCAGATGGTAATTTTGAATTAGAAGTCCAAGATGATAAAATCTATTGGAATGCAACTAGAGAAGTTTATGACATAGACTTCAATAAATTTGCATCCTTAGCAAAAGAAAAATACCCAAAATATAAAAATATTTTGATTGTTAATTCTTGGTATCATCCTTTGCATCCTTGTGGAAAAAAGTCTACTGATTTTTCACTATGGGATGAAGTAAGAATAATTCCTGCTTGTTTGATGTATGTTTATGATTATAATGGTAAGCCAGCACCATACTCTTATGGACATAAAAAGTTTTTATTTTTAATGGGTAAAGTTTGGAAAGACAATAGATATCCTGTTGCACGCCAATTACATGAAAATTGTTTACTTCAAGGTAATCTTTGGAGTTTCAATGGCGAACATTTAGATGCTCCTCCAGAATTTAAAGTTGATAAAAAATTTTTTAGATTTGCAGATAAAACTGCTCCTATAAGAGATATGAAGAAAGCGTTTGACAAAAACGGTAGTTTTAGTTCTATGGGTAGGAGAAATAAAAAATTATATAAACAAACTGATTTTGAAATAGTTGCAGAAACGTGGTGTCATTCTGTTCCTATCATAACAGAAAAAACATGGTGGCCAATTGCTAATCGTAGTCCGTTTGTTTTAATTGCCGGCAACGGCTCAAATGAGTTGTTAGAAAGTTTAGGATTTAAAACATTTGAAAAATACTTGCCATATCCTTATATAACATTTGCAAGTAATATGGATAAAATTATTGAAAGAATCAAATTTGCAAAAGAATTATTTGCCACACAAGATTTTACTGATATAGTAAATCATAATTACAATCTTTTTGTTAGTTTAGCAAAAAGACATCAATCGTTATTCAAGGATCGTCCTATCAAAGAAATTGTTACTTTATATCATGCAACAGAATAATATTGACTAATCTACTATTATATGTTATAAAAATGTTATGTCCTTAATATTAGAAAAATACAAATACAATAAACTAAAACGAGTAGAAGTAAATGGCAAGCGCAGGTACGAAACCCCAGGCGGACCACCGGTAGCAAGTGTCACAACTATTCTAGGCGAAACCAAAGATAAAACACATCTTATTGCTTGGAAGAGGCGTGTAGGTGAAAAGAAAGCACAAGAGATAGTTACAGAAGCAGCAGGTGTTGGTACCCGTATGCACAAGTATCTTGAAGATTATATTGACACAGGCGAATGGCCTAGTGCAGGCAGCAATCCATATGCACAACAAGCACACATGATGGCAACTACAATTAAAGTACATGCAATGGATGATGTAGATGAAATATGGGGTAGCGAAGTTCCGCTTTATGTGCCACAAATGTATGCAGGTACAACTGACCTTGTAGGTGTATACAAAGGCAATCCATGTATAATGGACTTCAAGCAAACTAATAAACCTAAGAAACTAGAATGGGTTGAAGATTATTTCCTACAACTTACTGCCTACGCTATTGCACATAACGAAGTGCATGGCACAGACATACGTGAAGGACATATCTTTATGTGCAGTCGTGCAGGAGAGTATCAACAGTTTGATTTATGGCCAGATGAGTTTGCAGAATGGGAACAAGAATGGTGGAACAGAGTTTATGCATATTACGAAAAACACGCATAAATACGATACAAGGAGAAAATCATGGAAGAATATAGGGTAGGCGATACCGTAGAATTTGTTGAAGGACCGTACTCAACTTATAGAGGAACAATTTTAGAAGTGCGTAATGACGGCGACACTGGCAAGTGTTTTGTTGCTGTTACAACACCTATTACCACTGAGAATGATTGGTATCCTATGACTTACTTCGTCAAGGTATGAGGCTAAATACATTTAGCAAGGAGTAAGACGAGTGGCTGTTATTCAAATTTCAAGAATTCAAAACCGTAGAGGGCGTGAAGGTACAACAGGTATCCCACAACTCGCATCAGGTGAAATTGGTTGGGCAATCGATACACAAAAATTATACATTGGTAACGGAGCAGTATCAGAAGGTGCACCGGCAGTAGGTAATACACAAATACTAACCGCCAATGACGATATATTTGACTTTACTGACTCATATAGTTTTAAAAAGACAAGTTCTATTTGGGGAACAAGTGCTCCTTACGAAAGAAGTTTACAAGATAAATTAGATGACTTTGTTTCTGTAGCAGACTTTGGTGTTATAGGCGATGGAACAAATGTTACAACAAAATTAATTCAAGCTATTGATGCTTTGTTTTTAAACGGACTTACAGACCGTGCGTTAAGATATAAATTGTATTTTCCTGCAGGAAATTATGCTATTGAATCTACAATTCCTATTCCACCGTTTGTACAGTTAATAGGCGCAGGCGTAGAAAATACAAAGATTACAATGACTAAAGCAAACACTCCAATGTTTACGACAGTCAGCAGTAATTATACAGGCAATGGTGTCATTCCTGTAGATAGTCCAGAGCCTTACAATGCTATAAATCCACAACAGTGTAGATTTATTGGTATAAGTGATATGCATCTAGAGCACCAAGGCGAAACAGGAAGAATCCTATTCTTGAATAACTGTGCATTTGGAGAATTTAAAAATCTTAAGATGACAGGCAAGTGGACAGTATCAGCAGTAGGAAATCAAAAGGCAATCGAAATGAATGCTGATAGCGATACTGTAACTTGTATCGGCAATATGTTTGACAATATAATGATTGACAGTTTCGAATATCACGTGTATAGTGATCATGATATTAGAGATAATACATGGAAAGATTGTGAATTTGTATATGGAGATGTTGCGATGGCATTTGGTGAGGCTATGAGTTTAGGTACTCCTGGTAGTAACTATGGTCCACGATTCAGCACTATCTCAAATTGTAAATTTGATCAGATAAAGCGTGAAGGTATAAAAATTGTACACGGAGAATACAACGTATCTAGAGATAATAAGTTTTTCGAAGTAGGTACAAATCTTGGTGATACAACAGACGGCACAGTAAGTCCAGTGATTGCACTTTCAAGTAACACAAACGTTAGTGAAACAGACTTCTTTGACAGAACAGGTAAGTTACTTCCTAACAATCCAGATGGAGGCTTCTTCTTTATTGACTCTGTATACTATCCTGAAGTAGATGGTCAAACTAAAGTAGTAGGAAAATTTACCAACCAATTTGAAATTGGTGAACAAAGCGTTCCTAAAGAAATGCTTAAAGTTCCTTTAATTGAAAATGGTGTTATTGAAGTTGAATACCTTTATACAGAAACCGGACAAGGTATCCAAAGAGAAGGCACCCTTTCGATTGTTAACAACTCAAGTTTAGCAGCACCACAGTTAAGCGATGTGTATACACATACAGGACCGGCTTTATATAACACAGCATTTACATGGGCAGCATCTGTTGTTGATAACAACAGCGATGGCACAGATGACACTATCCATATTACTTTAAAAAACACAATCCCAGTAGCGAACGATAATTTTGTATATACAGTAAACTATAGGTCTTAATGTTTAATTTAAAATATGAGGATAGGCTCAGTGCTTGGAAGTCATTTCGAAATGGCTTAGAAACTGCTAAGGATCCAATCCAAGATGTAATAAATTTATATAATACTGCACCTATAGTCAGTATACATATTGATCCATATGATCGTTTTACGTGGCCAGATCCCTGGACACTAATTTATGAAAATTCGTATTGCGAGTTTGCAACAATCCTAGGAAAAGCGTATACGCTTCAGTTAACCGAACGTTTTTCCCAGAAGCAATTCGAGATACATACATGCATTGATAGGGAGAAATCAGAACTAATGCACTTGCTTCTTGTAGATAATGCTGTAATTGGCTTTGATAGAAGCAAAGCAGTAAAAGCATCTAGTTTACCTGAGCACCTTGTCATAGATAATAAATACCAATTATTACAATTACGTTAATCGGCATCTACTATTATTGTAGGTGCCTCATTTTATTAAAAAGGAAAAGATAATGATTCAAGTTACCAAGCGAGACGGACGAAAAGAACCACTAGACATTGAAAAACTACATAAGGTTGTTTTTAATGCATGTAAAGATACAACAGGTGTTAGTCCGAGCGAGGTAGAAATCAAAAGTCAAATCCAATTTTTTAATGGTATGAAGACAAGTGAGATTCAAGAAACACTTATCAAAGCAGCAGCAGATCTTATTTCAGAAGAAACACCGAACTACCAATATGTTGGTGGTAGATTGATTAACTATCATCTTCGCAAAGAAGTATACGGAGGCTATGAGCCATGCACAGTGGTTGAATTAGTAGAGCGTAATACAGAAGCAGGATTTTATGATCCTGAATTGCTTGGAACGTATGACGATGAAGAATGGAAAAAGATTGAAAACTTTGTAAAACACGAGCGTGATGAAAACTTAACATATGTTGCTATGGAACAGTTACGTGGCAAATATCTTTGCCAAAACAGAGTGACTGGTGAAATTTTTGAAACACCACAAATGTGTTATGTTCTTATTGCAGCAAGTTTGTTCGCTAACTATCCAAAAGAAACAAGATTAAAATGGGTAAAGGATTATTATGATGCTATTAGTTTACACGATATCAGTTTGCCTACTCCTGTTATGGCTGGTGTCCGCACTCCCCAAAGACAGTTCTCAAGTTGTGTACTCATTGAAACTGATGACAGTCTCGATAGCATTAATGCTACCAGTAGTAGTATTGTTAAGTATGTAAGTCAAAAAGCAGGCATTGGCATCGGAGGCGGTAGTATCCGTGCTATTGGCAGCCCAATACGTAAAGGTGATGCATATCACACAGGTATTATTCCATTCTACAAAATGTTCCAAGCAGCAACAAAGTCATGCTCACAAGGTGGCGTGCGTGGCGGAGCAGCAACAATCTATTATCCAATTTGGCATTTAGAAGTAGAAGAGTTACTTGTACTAAAAAACAACAAAGGCACAGAAGAAAATCGTGTGCGTCATATGGACTATGGTGTGCAGTTTAACAAACTAATGTATGAAAGACTTGTCAGTGGCGGTGACATTACACTATTCTCGCCTAGTGATGTACCAGGCTTATACGATGCGTTCTTTGCGGACCAAGACAAGTTCCGTGAACTATATGAAACAGCAGAAAGAAATACAAGACTACGTAAGAAAACTATTCCTGCTTCTACACTTTTTGCATTGTTTATGGAGGAGCGCAAAAGCACTGGACGTATCTACCTACAAAACGTAGACAATGCAAATGACCACGGCTCATTCTTGCCAGACGTTGCACCTATTAGACAGAGTAACCTGTGTGCAGAAATTGACTTGCCAACTAAGCCGCTAAAGGATTTAAACGATCCAGAAGGTGAAATCAGCCTATGCACATTGAGTGCAATCAATTGGGGCAACGTGCGCACACCAGCAGACTTTGAAAAGGCTTGTACGTTGGCAGTGCGTGGTTTAGATGCACTATTAAGCTATCAAAACTATCCAATTATTGCTGCACAACTTTCAACAGAAAAACGCCGTCCGCTAGGTGTTGGTATTATTAACTTTGCTTACTGGCTTGCAAAAAATGGGCTCAACTACCAAGACATTGACAGCGACGGACTTGCACTAGTAGATGAATATGCAGAAGCATGGAGTTACTATCTAATCAAAGCCAGTGCTGATATTGCAGCAGAACAGGGTGCATGTCCTGGCACACCAGAAACAAAATACGGACAGGGTATTACACCTAACCAAACATACAAAAAAGATGTAGACGATCTAGTGAAACACAAAGAGCGTATGGATTGGAAAGGATTGCGTAAGCAACTAAAAGATACTGGCATTCGAAACTCAACACTAATGGCTCTAATGCCTTCGGAAACAAGTGCGCAGATTGCAAATGCTACAAACGGCATTGAACCACCACGTGCCTATATTAGTGTAAAACAATCAAAGCATGGTGTGTTGAAACAGGTTGTACCAGAGTTCAAGCGTCTCAAGAACAAGTATGATTTACTATGGGATCAACAGTCACCAGAAGGCTATTTAAAAATTATGGCAGTGCTACAAAAGTATATTGATCAAGGTATTTCAGTTAACACAAGTTATAACCCTGTGTTCTACGAAGATGAAAAGATTCCTATGTCAACAATGCTACAACATATGCTTATGTTTTACAAGTATGGCGGCAAACAACTTTACTATTTCAATACAAATGATGGGCAGGGAGAGTTAGATATTTCCAAACTTGTTGTAGAACAAGAAGAACCAGATGCAAACGGTTATACCTTAGTTGAAGATGACGAGTACTGTGAGACATGCGTGATTTAGAAAACATTAAGCATATGAAAATCTGTCATCGTAATTTCGATGATGCTGAAGTTTCAGATCATTTTATAGATTATCTTGCAGAGTGTATAAAATGGGCAAACATGAAAGATGGCTATAATTTTGTAAAAGTGATCTTTACTAAAAATAAAGATTTAATAAAAAATATTTATAGCCTATCAGGTCACCCTGATGAACAAACACATGTAAGAGAGTACAACGAGTTTTTTAAAGAACAAACTGATCCTAAAGCAGTATTTTTAGGTAATCCGCAGTTAGATGCTCCATGTGTTGCAATCCTATGCCAAAATACTGCTACAGATAAGCGCAAGTATTGGAATGATGATGAAGAATATGAACAATTCAAAAACATCGCTATAGGAACAATTACAGGTATTATAAACTTTGAAGCAAATAGAATTGGTCTAAGAACAGGTAATTGTATTTGTTTAGATCACCAAGGATTAGCAGATTTATTATATGGATATACTAATAAAAAATTCAATCCTATGATGGCAATCGGGATAGGACATCCCAATAAAAGATTAAATCCAAGGCAACACCCAGTTCATAAGAAAAAATTTTACTCTCTCGAGAAACAATCCAAACCTTTAGAGATAATTAAAGTATAGGTTGACAAATAACCTAAAATCGTTATAATAATAAAAAAGGATAGACAGACATGAGCGTTTTTGACACAACTAACCGTGCCGACCATACACAGGTTCTAGCATTTTTAGATCCTACAGGCGGCCCAACTATTCAACGGTACGACACGTTGAAGTATAAACAATTTGATAATCTTACAGATAAACAGTTGGGTTTCTTTTGGCGTCCGGAAGAAGTTGATATCTATAAAGATGCAAAAGACTTCAAAGGCTTGACTGACTTTGAACAGCATATCTTTACTTCAAATCTAAAACGCCAAATTCTATTAGACTCAGTACAAGGGAGAGCACCAGTAGAAGCATTTGCTCCGATTGTATCCTTACCGGAGTTAGAAAACTGGATCCAAACATGGACCTTTTCAGAAACTATTCACTCACGTTCATATACACATATCATCCGTAATGTTTACAGCAATCCAAGTAAGATTTTTGATGAATTAATGAACATCGAAGAGATTGTTGATTGCGCCGGCGACATTTCAAAGTATTATGATGAACTGATTGAAACAAGTATGTATTACAACTTGTTGGGTGAAGGCACACATACAGTAAATGGTAAAAAGGTTGTGGTAGATCTTTACGAATTAAAGAAAAGTTTGTGGCTTACATTGATGAGCGTGAACATCCTTGAAGGTGTGCGTTTCTATGTATCATTTGCATGTAGTTGGGCATTTGCTGAACTTAAGAAGATGGAAGGCAATGCCAAGATCATTAAACTAATCGCACGTGATGAGAACCTGCACCTAGCAAGCACACAAATGTTGTTAAAGATCCTTAAAAAAGATGATCCTGACTTTGCTAAAATTGCAGAAGAAACAGAAGAAGAATGCATTCAGATGTTTGTAGACGCAGTTGATCAAGAAAAAGCATGGGCAGAATATTTGTTTAAAGATGGTTCAATGATTGGACTTAACACACAACTACTAAGCGACTACATTGAATTTATTTGCACACGCAGAATGACAAACGTTGCGTTGAAGTCACCTTACACAATTAAAACAAACCCGCTACCTTGGACACAGAAGTGGATTAGTGGTGCAGACGTTCAAGTTGCTCCACAAGAAACAGAAATCACAAGTTACATCAACGGTGGTACAAAACAAGATGTAACAGAAGATACATTCAAAGGATTTTCGCTATGATATACATTTGGGGTAAACCAGCATGTCCATCATGCTTAAAAGCAAAGGCAATATGCGAAAAATACAATTATATGTTTGAATACAGAGAACTGGGTAAAGACTTTGATAGAGAAGAAGTTCTAACAGAGTTTCCAGAAGCACGTACATTTCCACAGATTGTTGTAAACGGCCTTAAAGTAGGAGGCTACGAGCAATTTGTAAAATATATTGAAGACACAGGCTATAACGGAACAGGATACACATTATAATGTTAATTGAAGCACCATATAAAAAACACGACACTATTACTGTAAAAATTACTAGCGGTGATGAAATTGTCGGACGTTTTGTAGAAGAAAATGATACAACACTTACAATTCAAAAACCTCTTGCTCTAATGGCAACACAACAAGGTATTGGACTAGGTCCATATGCTTTCACTGTACCTCAAGGTGCAGATATTAGGTTAAATAAACATAGTATTCTGTTTGTTGCCAAAACTGATACAGAAATGGCCAAGCAGTATATTACAAGTACAACCGGAGTACAAATGGTATAATGACGACATTGGTTGCAAGAAAAACAGATACTTGTACAACAGGTCATTCTTGCGACACTACGACTACACTCAACGTAAGTCAAAGTACTGTTTACGCTGAGGGATTACTTATAGCCAGAAAAGGTGATCCAACCGTTTCGCACGATGTTCCAACTCCGGTACCAGATGGCATGGGTGGAACAACAATTGTGTGTTTGCCTCACACAGGTTCTGTTTCAACTGCAAACGGCACTGTTTATGCTGAAGGCGCACTAGTAACAAGAATTAACGAAACTGTAAATTGCAGCGGCGGAAAAATCACAAGTTCGGCTTCAACTGTATACGCAGAATAATAAGTGGTGATTAATGACTGACTTACATGATGAACTAAAAGCCCTATTCACAACCTATATTAGAGAATCAGAAAAATTTGAACACGAAGGCGTTAAAGTCAGTGCTGTCAGAGCACGGCAAGCATTAAATGAATTAAAGGCTCTTATACCTCAAAGACGTAAACAAATCCAAGATAAGAAAATGGAAATGTAATAAATACATGTAGGAGATATAAATGGATACCGTAGAAGATTTAAGATTGCTATTATTAGCAGAGTATAATGTACACCCTACAGAATATGATGGGGAAACTTTAGATTATAAATTTATCCGATTCAGAAGATCTAAGCCTGGTTATGTGTTTAACGAAGGCGGTAGTGATAATTGGGAAGTACACATGCACGGACACACTCCTACGTTTTACAGAACTGACGATCTATTGAAACAATTAGAAGCTGGCGGTAGTCTTCTGTACTGGTTCCATCCTGATTCTCCGCTGGTAAAAAATGGATAGAGAAAACGTAAAATACCTAAATGATTTGGCAGCAAGAGCCAATTACTATACTCAAGTAAGACGTAATGTCATTGAGTATATTACCAAACGAAAAATTGATGAAAAACCTTTAACTGTATCTTTACTTCTAATGTCAGCACTTTGGGCAGCAGATAAAAGACAAGAAGATATTGATGAAGATGACTTAACCATTTATTTTGGTTTACATAAACGAGATGAAGATGAAGAACCGGGGGCCGTTGTAAAATTAAATCCTCAATATCGAGGAATGAGTTTACAACAAGTGTTAGATATAACGGTCCAGAGTCATGTTGAATGAACACGTAAAATTAAAATCATATGACCAACTAGTAGAACTATTTACAGACTTTGATAATTTCTGTGGTACTAAAACCTACGTAGCAAAATCAACGCTTGAAGATGTAGGACTTGTTAGAAATAAACCATACAGTGGCATTTCAGATGACATAGAAGAAATAGTAAGTGATATGACAAAACGTTGTGGACCTAAATTTCTGTCTAACCATCCTAGAGCCAATGCTGACTTACTAGAAAAGTCAAACACAATTTCAGTAATAGGAAAAGATATTGCCAAAGGCGGAAAGATTACACATCCGATGTGTATACACTACTTTGGCAAGAAAGTAGCGTGTCATCCTGGTAATAGTAGATTATATTTTCAAAGAGTATATCCCTATCCTGTGTACACTATTTTTACAGACTACAAAGGAGATATCCAACAACGTTTTCCGCACATTAAATTTTGTAACCCTAAGGAACATGAATTCAGTGTCAAAGGTTTAAACTATGTATGTTTTGATAATCTTGCCGAAAAGTGTCCGCGAGGAATACAAAAGGTTACAAAAGATAGACTTTGTTATATTCAAGAAGTAATAGAAGATTGGCCTCAAGAACTAGGCGATCCTACACTTTACCATCCTCCAAAAGAATTTAAGGTTGTAAAAGGAAGAGTGTATGTTGATAATCAATTGATATATCAAAAATTTAGAACAGAATGGAGAGTAGTAATTGATATTAAACACAGTTAATGTAGGTTACACAATTTGGCAGTTTAAAAACCTTATAAGTGATGATCTTATAAGATGCATTATCAACGAATCTGAAGTGCTTTCCTGGGGATCGTTGAATGGTAAACGCACAGATAAAAATGTAAGGCATTGGATGCATCATTATGAACATCCTTGTTTTTGGGATGTAATAGAGTTTTTTGATTCATACGAAACAAGAAAAATGTTTGGCGAAACTGTAGGTAAAGATTATACAACTGATAGATTGAGAATTGAACTTTGTAAAGATCTTAAAGGCAGTTGGTTAGAAGATCACTGCGACGACGATGCTAAAACTTTTACATTGCAATTATATTTAAATTATCAAGAAACCAGTACAACTTTTAACAATATAAAAACAAGAGCTACAAGAGGCAGTGGTTGGTTTTTTGTAAACACTGGTAATGAACCGCATAAATTAGATCCTCTGGAAGATGATAGAGTCAGCATAATTGTAAATTATGTAAATGATAATTGGCAAGATGAAAGTGTGCTTGTATGATCGTAGAGAAAATACAAGACCCTTATACACAATATCTCATACATAATTTTTTACCTCAAGATGTGTTTGATGAATTTAATGAGTATAGTAAAAACTTACCTCGATATGAAGCACGTACAATGCATCCTTTTAAAGAAGGCAAGTGGCATGATTTGCTAGAAGAACCTATGGCAGATTTGTCTGATATAATAAAGTATGACTTTGCTAGACACTACCTAGAATTACAATTTGATAATATTGATATAGACTGGCAGTACAATAAAGTTCATACAGACAATCCTAAAAAGATTTTTACTTTTGTTTTAGGTTTAGCAGACACAGGCACAGGTACAAAAATCTATAAAAATAAAACAGAGTTTTCTCATCAAAATCCCTATATAAAAAATGGTGGTACAGCATTCTTTAGAGGCGAGCAAACTTGGCACGACTTTGATGCTATCGATTGTATAGAGCAAAGACGTACATTAATAATAATGGTTTGCAAAAAACCACTATAAATAATATATGAATACAATTTTCATACATGGCGCTACAGCAAGCGAAAGAAGTTTTGCTTTTATTCAAAAAGAAATAAAAGTAAAAGATCCTATTTTTCTGAATTACGATAAAGAAACAACTGCTGAAGAAAATCTACAAGAAATGAAACAAATCATTAGGGAAAACAAGGGGCCTTTTAGTATCATTGCGCATAGTTTAGGCGGAGTATATGCAACTTACTTGCAAAATGAATTTGATATTAAAGGCGTTGTAAGTCTTGCTACACCGTTCAATGGCAGCGAGATAGCAACTTGGGGTGGTTTACTAAATCCAGGATATCAATTATTTAGAGATATCACGCCACACAGTGCATTTATAAAAGGCAGTAGAAAACTTTCAATAAAAGTTCCTTGGTTACAAATTGTTACTACAACAGGTGATGTTCCTTGGTTATCAGGAAAGAATGATGGTATTGTTACACGACATTCAATGACTTGCAGAGGCGATGTAGAATACACAACAATTGATAGAAACCATTACGAAATTGTTTTAAGTAAAAGAGTGGTTGACACTATCAAATATAGACTGTATAAATAAAAGGTAGGCGTTACAAAGCGTATTTGGACCCCGGGGCGGTACCGGGCGCCTCCACCATAAACACTTTGACACAGAGTTTTTATGATGGGGGCGAAACAGGTTTCGACAGGTAGGCAAGTTTACAAAACACAACTGCAAACGATAACTTTGCACCTTCTGGTTACGCTCTAGCAGCATAATTAAGGGGGCGGGTACTGCCTAGCAACAGAAGTGCCATAACTTATAGTATGCTTAATGATAAAAAAACAAATTAATGCTTTTGATATAACTATTTCTAGTTATTGTCAAGCCTTCTGTGTAGGCTGTCAAAGAAATGAAGAAGACGGTACTCCTTCTGATTGGATTACAAAAAATCAATTTCACATGGACCCATCTAACTTTAAAAAATTTTTAGACAGTGGCTATAATAAATGGCAACAGTTTGGCCATTTACAACTATGCGGAGAGTTAGGCGATCCTATGATGCATCCTCGTATAGACGAAATTTTAGATATTGCTTTTGACTATAATTTAATAAATGGTGTTCTAATTAATACAAACGGAGGGATACGCCGACCGGAATGGTATGCAGCACAGGCAAAAAAGAATAGAAATCTAACTATTGCATTTGGAATTGATGGAATAAATCATGAAATGAATTGGAAATACAGAAAAGGTGTAAAGTTCCAACAAGCATGGGATAACATGATTGCATTTCATGAAAACGGCGGCAGGATAGAATGGCATTATATTCTTTTTAATTGGAACTACAAAGCAATACCAGAAGTAGTCAACATTGCTAAAGACCTAAAGCTTGAAAAAAAGCAACTAGTTTTCAAAATTACTAGGACAGATAATCCTGCCGAAGGGTTATGTGATGAATTAATAATAGACGAAGCAACATCATTATTAGAGGAATATGGATATGTATAATATAGATTGCCATACCTATGACGAATATGAAGATGATATACAACGTGATTGGGAAATTAATATTGATGGAAAACTATGGCCTTGTTGTCATTACCTGGTAGAAAGTTATAAACATCCTAAAGATAAAGATAACACTTTAATGTCCGACGAAGCATTGAACAAGGCTTTCGAGCAAGATCCTAATTGGAACAACTTAAATTACCATGATTTATATGATATTGTAAATCATGATTACTACCAAAATCATTGTTGTAAAAAATCATGGAATAGTGATAATCCTCCTCCTCTATGTGTTAAAATGTGTCAAAGTGGAAAGCAAGTTCGTAATATAGAATAACTGCTACAATTTAACACACCCTAGTCAGGTTGACATTACACTGTAAACATGCTATATATTATTACATAGACACACGGAGATTAGTATGAATCAGAAACCAAAGCCCATTGGTTGGGCAACAACTATTACTTCACTTCGCAGCGAACTAGGACTTATGTGGTCAAGTTTTATGACTATTGAAAACTCACCATTGCGTAAACTAGATCCAAGAGTTGCACACATGATATTTCAATGCCTAGCATTTATTTGGAGTGGATTATTTGCTATTATGATTGGCAGTTATATGGCATTTGGCATTAGTGCAATATTCCACGTAAGTTTGATAGCAGGCGTTTTTATCACAGCAGTGACAATGAACGAAGCAGACAAGCGTCCACAAACTGTAAACCGTTTTGTAAAAGACAATGTAATCAACAGCAGAGGTGTTGGTGGTGAGCATGAGTGATGATGTAAGAGCAGCAGCACAAAAGCAAGCCGAAGAAGCAATGGATGGATTTATCCTTTGGAGTAAACGTGCTACACTGTGGAGTGCTCTATTTTTATGTGTTGTTGTATTTGCTTGCAACTCGGGCGTGGAAACTGGACCTAATGCAACTGGTTCAGGTTATAACGGAGAACAATATTCTCCTTCAAATCTTAATGTAAAGGATAAAAAATGAGATTTACACTAGCGGCAATTTTGATTGCTATTGGCATGGGTACTGCCCACGCAGAAGACATTACCATTGATATGTTGAACAAACGTGACGATGGCGCTAAGATGGTGTACTCACAAGACATTGCGACTATTGATGTTGGTGACACCATTACTTGGCTACCAACACAAAAGGGTCACAACGTAGAATTTATTGCTGGCCCAGATGGTTGGGAAGCACCAAAGAAATCAAAACTATCAAAAGAATACGCATACACATTTGACACACCGGGTGTCTACTTGTATCAATGCACACCACACAAGTCAATGGGTATGATTGCCATTGTAGTTGTAGGCGATCTGACACAAGAAGGTGTAGATGCTATCCGTGATGCGAAAGTAAAAGGCAAGTCAAAAAAGAAACTTAAAAAGTTGTTGGCAGAACTACCATGACAGCATTAGCACAGAGAATTACCTCCGCAATGCACTAAGAGGAAACAGAACATAATGTTTAGTAAACAATGTAAAGCACACTTAGATGAAGTAGGCGAAACAGGTCTACAACATATGGCAGTAGCACTAAAAACCGCAGTGAAATTACAACTGTTAGTGCCTGCACTTATCATTCACAGTGTTGCTCCTAGATTTTTCACACATACAGCATCAGATGTAATGAGTAAAATCTTAAAGGACAGAAAATGATTAAAATTGTAGGATATTTTAAAGACAAGACAGTGTCACAAGTGTTTGATAATGTGCTTGATGCAATTGACTACAGAGATTACTTAGATGCTCATTATGCAAAAGTAAAATGGATACAACAATGAAGTGGCTTATTGTATTCGTTATGTTGGAAGCAGAACCTTTTGCACTAAAGACTCTGCCGTTTGAAACACAGAACGAATGCAAAGCCTATATAAATGATCCTGTTAACAGCGACAGACTTGCTATAGAAGTTATAAATGTTGCGGGATTTAATGATACAATAGTTAAAGTTGCTTGTATGCCAGCAAACAAAATAACGAGGGAGATGTTGAATGAAACCAAATCTAAAGTTTGAACTAACTGTAAGAGACATTGACATAATTGAAAAAGCTCTTACAGCAAAAGCAGGACGCAGAGGGTTGCGTTTGATGCAAGGTGAAGACCACGCAGAACTTAAACAAGAGATGCGAGACATACAAAATTTATTAGGGAGATTACACGAACAAAAAGTTTGGTATCGTCCTAAGAAGAAAATTTATGTAGGCGGATAGTGTTGTATATTTGCAACAAATGTAAATATTGGTTTACTAATTGTGCAGTTGCAGCATGAGGTTTATATAAATAAAACGTGGGCAAGAAATGGTTCTTCTTGCCCACTTATTTTAACACATAACAAATAAAGGAAAATATTATGCGCAAAGTATTTAGTATTATAGTAGCACTTTTATTTGCAGGATCAGCCTATGCACAAGAAGTAACACCAGTTATTTCAGGTGAAGTAGAACTAGATTTTACCCAAGACGCTAATGACGACTGGGGTGGAGCAATGGGTCTAGACTTAGGTATTGATGTTGCAGGTGCAGCAGATATCGATTTAGATTTTTCAGCAACAGATGGAAATTCAGTAGTCCTTGATAGTTGGACAGTTGGTACAACTGTAAACGCTATTGGAATCGCAATTGGTGACGACAATGGTGTTATGCCAGATGCAGAAGGCAACCACACACTAGCAGCACCAGCAATGACTGAATCAGTCAAAGTAACAGCAGGTGCAGCAGAAGTTGCAATTGGCTTTACAGACTGGACAACAGATGTAACAGACATCAGCAACATTCAAGGTGCATACACATTGGGTGTAGCAGGTCTTGATGTAACAGCAGCAGGTGACTATAATATGGACACAGAAAACACTGTACTAGGTGCAGGTGTTAGTGGTCTTACACTAGGTTCAATTTTAGTAGGCGGTGCTTTTTCATATGATCTAGACGCTGAAAACATTGGCTTCGAAGGTACAGTTGAAACAGGTGGTATCACAGCATACCTAAACGGCGACCAAGATGACACGCTACAAAACGTAGGTGGTGAGTATGTTTATGCAATCGGCGGTGCTGAAGTTACAGCAGGTGCAAACTACAACCTAGATTCAGAAGATCTTACTCCAACAGTTGGTGTAAGTTTTAGTTTCTAATAAACGGGATAGGCTATACGCCGTTCGCTTAAAAAGAGTCCACCGGGCTCTTTTTTTGTGACTATAACAATAAATACACATATAATAAGAGAGGGTCATTATTATGTCAGAACAAGACGATAAAGGAAAACTCGAAGTAAGTGTTCGAATCCTTGGAAATGAACTTGTAGCATTACGCATGGACGTAGACGATTTCAAAATGAAATGGCTAGTTATGGGTGTGATTGCTATTGTAGCACTAGGTTGGGCAGCAGGGAGTTTTGGTCCAGAACTGATCAGCATGTTCTCATCTGACTGATGTGGCAAAAAATCAAAAAGAAGTTCAATATTGATTCCATAGTGGATGTCAGTGTTGATTTATTTTTGATACTGTTTGATGTATTGAGTTCACCTATACTAATTGTAATGAGAATTATACGTTATGTTGTAGGAAAGTATTTGATGGATGGTGTTAAGAACAGGATCAAACAGTTATTACACTGGCTGGAACACAAACCACGTTGGGTGAGTTTTGTTGTAATACCAGTGTTGTTATATATAGTGGCCCACTTGCTAATTCTGATGTGGATATTTGGACAAGCATTTGGAGAAGTAATAATGGAATTATGGGGGAATACAGATAATGTATGAATATAAATGTAAAATTTTAAGAGTAGTTGATGGAGATACTGTTGACATTGATATAGATTTAGGTTTTGGTGTTTGGATGCACAAAGAAAGAGTACGAATGATGGGTATCGATACTCCAGAATCTAGAACAAGAGATAAAGTGGAGAAAGCATTTGGACTCGCAAGCAAATCTAGACTCAAAGAACTACTGCCAGTCGGATCTATTCAAATTCTCAAAACAGAGATTGATAAAAGCGGAGAAGATAAAAAAGGTAAGTTCGGACGAATTTTGGGAGACTTCCTTATCGACGATAGAAGAGCCACTGACATACTTATTGAAGAGGGACATGCTGTAGCATACTTTGGCGGAAGCAAAGAAGAAATTGCAATGAAACACATGGCCAACAGAGAAAAGCTTTTACGTGAGGGTATTGTAGTTCTTGATAGTTGATGTAAGAGATAAAATTTTACAGGAACCGTTTAACACAGATCCTTTCCTTCATTTTGTAGTTAAGGATCTGTTTCCATTAGAATTCCAAAAACTTATAAAGTCAGAATATAAAAAAGAAAAAATGACAAGGCGTAATTACAACAATGAGAGTATGTGGCAAGGTTTGTTGGAAGGAGAGTTGTTTGATTTTTTTGCTATAGATATTGCACCAATACTACAGGAAAAATTTAAATCAAAAACACTAATTAGACAAGATAATCAAGGACCTGTATTTAAAAAGGACAGACCATGGATGAAACTTCAAAGAGTACATAGAGATTTATGGGATCATATCGAAGGAAGAAGTTTTACATTTCAATATTTTTTTAGCGTAGCAGACCGTCCTGATGGAGGCACAATATTACATGATAAAAAACGCAAGCCAGTCCTTGAATTACCTTTAATTAATAATAGTTGTACTGTATTTGAAAATAGTGATATATCCTATCATAGTGTTGCACAAAGAGGTTATGATAGAAATAGCGTATTAGTAAGATTTAAAGAGGTTGACAAATAATTTTAAGATGCTATATTAAACAAGTAGTAACACAACTAGGAGTTTATTATGTCGATGCATCTTGTAGGTCCTTATATGACCACCACCAAGTACAATCGTAAGCAGAAAAAATCTAAAAACAAAAGACTACAACGTGCGCAAGCAGAGCATGAAACATGGCTTGCGTCTATGGGCTATACTGGCAAAGGTTCAGACTACCGTTATGCAATGCCAGACTATAGTAATCCAAGTGCTAACACAGTTCCAACTAGTGATCGTATTGACGGACATGCACCACAAAAAGAACGCAATGTATATTCAGGCGAGCGTACATTGTTAGGTGTTGCAACAATGCATAAGAGCAATATGGTTCCTGTGTTTGCAGATAAGAAAGATGATGCTAAAGATATAGCACAAATGCGTAGAAACTAATCTACGCATAAAAAACATGCAAAAAACCACTTAAATATATAACGAGGCAAAAATGAAACGAGTAATCTTAGGCTTAATTGCGGTTATGCTTACAACAAGTGTACACGCAACAACAGAAAAAACAGAGTTATACAGCGAAGAAGTACATCCGCAAGAGTATTGTCTTGCACTAAATATATATTATGAATCAAGGGGAAGTAATTACGCAGACCAAGTAGCAGTTGCAGATGTTGTGATGAATCGTGTTGAAGATACACGTTATCCAAACACAATTTGCGAAGTCGTTAAACAAGGAAAACAAAAGCCTTCATGGAAAGATCCAAACCAAATGGTTATGGTTCGTGACGCATGTCAATTCAGTTGGTATTGTGATGGAAAAAGCGACGAACCCCAAGATCGAAATGCTTGGATAAACGCACAACAAATTGCATGGTTTATGATTTGGGATAGAAAGCACAGAGGTATTACCGAAGGCGCTACCCACTATCATGCCAAGTATGTTAGTCCTAGATGGGCAAAAGATTTACAATTAGTAGGAAGGATTGGTGTGCATATTTTTTATAGGTGGGAATAGATGGCATTAGGTTTTTTAGTATTTTTTACTGCACTAGCAATTTCAGCAGTAGCAATTTATTATAGCATCGCAGGGTTAGTCGCAATATTTGCGGCTGCCGCTATACCTATTATGGTAATGGGCGGTGCACTTGAAATTGGCAAACTGGTTACAGCGGTTTGGCTACATAGGTATTGGTCACAAGCAAAGTGGTGGCTCAGGACCTATCTTGCTCTTGCAGTTGTTGTTCTTATGTTTATTACTAGTATGGGTATTTTTGGCTTCTTGTCAAAAGCACATATCGAACAAACAAGTGCAAGTATTGAAAGTGTAGAACAAGTAGAAAGACTAGAAACTGAAATTGCAAGACAAGAATCGCTAGTTGTTCGTGCTGAACAAAAGATACAGAAAGCAGAGGAAAGCACAGGCAATCAAAATGCAGACATTCAATCTCAAATTGATAAAGAACAAGAACGTATAGACAGTGCTTATCAAAGAATTCAACCTGCCATAGATGAACAGAATGCTATTATACAGACACAACTTACTATATTAGAAGATAGAGTTGCTGTTTATGAAGATGAAATAAAAAGTCTTGATACTGAGTTAACAAGACTTAACAGTGTTGTTTCAGATTTAAGAAGTGAAATTGAAGGTACAAGTGTTGCTAGTATTGAAGAACAAGTACAGCCATATATTGACCAAATAGCACAATTAGATGAAGATTTGGAACGAATCAACACACAAGCAAATGAATATGAACAACGTATTTCTAATTTAGAAATTGACACAAGTGCAATTGAAAGTTTAAAAACTAGAATTGCAGCAATAGAAGAATCTATTGTTGTAACAACGAATAAATTACAAAGTACAGAGCGTGATAAAATTCGTGAAGGACAAGCAGTCATTGGTGTAACAGATGATGGAGTGTTCGGCGGTAATACTAGACGTGCATTAACTGCATGGGTAGAAGCACAACAAGATCGCATTGCACAATTACAGTCACAAGAAACAGATTTAAGAGCACAAGCAACTCAAACACTAGATAACGAAAGAAATCGTTTGACAGATCTAGTTAAAGATTTGCGTGGAACACAGACAGATAGTATTAACACACGTAAGCAAAACTTATTAGATGCAATTGATAGTATAAGAGCAAGTGCAATTGAAGATAGTAAAACTGCTAAACAAGATATACAGAATAAGATTGATACAGTTTTAAACACAGATATTCCTGCTAATAGGAGCGCAAGGCAAACAGCACAAGAGCAAATCACTGCCTTGCGTCAAGCAGATGATCCTCGTATTAATGCAGCACGAGATACAATTAAACAACTTCGTGAAGGTGCAGATGCACAAATTGCTGCAAGTAACGATTTAATACAGAGGTTAAGAGATAGAATTAGAGTCGATGGTGGTGCAGACATAGATGCTATTATTGACGAACAGACACAGCGTATTCGAGATGCAAATGCATTGATTGATGAAATGACTGAACAAAAATATGCCATAGAGGCAGAGTACAGAAAGCTAGAAGCAGAAGTAGGTCCTATCAAATACATTGCAGAATTTATCTATGAAGACGCAGACAGAGATGTATTAGAAGAGGCAGTGCGTTGGGTTATCATCACAATTATTTTTGTATTTGATCCGCTTGCCGTTTTATTGCTAATCGCAAGCCAATACACTTTTGAATTTCACAGAAAACAAAAACCAAACGATAAGCAATATTGGAAAGACTACGATCGTGCTAGGGCAGAGCGCATGGTAGCAAATAAGGGATTTAAAGTTGACAGCGGAGGAGAAGTTGAAACAACTATTAGCGAACATACCACTGGAGCCACCGATTCGGGAAGAGACTCTTCCGAAAGAGTGGTTGTGGCCGAAGAAGAAACGACACCAATAGAATTAGAGCCTGAAGCAAAAGAAGATGAAACTAATAATGAAAGCACTGAATCTAAAAAAGATACAGAAGCAGTAATTCAAAAAAAAAGAACTGAAAGACTAGCATTACTAGAAACTGATCTAGGTTATCAAAATAGCAAACAAGAATGGAAAAAACTTCATCCAGATCAGACAATTAAATTTTGGAAAGACCAATATATAAAAGGTAAGATTGATGAACTTCCTTGGGAGCAATCTTACACTCAAAATGAGGAACAAAGTGCAAATTCAATTTGGCAGCGTATAAAAGACAATGAGTGACGTAACTATTATTACCACACCTGATGTTATTTCTAACGACTGTTATAGTATTCTTTTAATTTGTCCAAGTCAAAATCTTCGTACAGATTTGCAGGACATTTTAAGAAGAATTGATATTCCTGTGAATATATACCTTTATGTAGGAACAGAAGAAGAACCTGCTTGGTTTTTAAGACTATGCAAAATGGTAGACTTAACAATAATTGATGTTGACAATTTAGATTTGTTAACTACAAATTTTGTATCACATTTAATTGCACAACCAAATACATATTATACACTACAAGAAGATAGAGTAGGATTTCATCACATAAGTAAAAACAGATTTTATGACCTTGCATGGTTTGAAAAGAATTTACTTGACAAAGTTTCTAATTGATATTATCATATAAAAAATGGAGTAATTAATGGCTAATAAAATGAGACGCCGTGGGGACAACGAGTTCCGCGGATTATATGTGGAAGTACACAATAACGATGTTAACAAAGCACTTCGCAGATTTAAGAAGAAAGTTGCAGAAGACGGTATTCTTCAAGAACTTCGTAAACGTGAATTCTACGAATCAAAAGGCACTAAACGCCGTAAATCAAAAGAAGCAGCAATTAGACGTTATAAGAAAAATGAAGCAAAACGTAAGTTAGAAATGGGTTATTGATAAATGCGTTTAGAAGAAGATTTAAAACTTGATTATAAAGATGTGCTCATTCGTCCAAAGCGTAGTACCTTACATAGTCGTAAGCAAGTTAAACTTAATCGTAAGTTTCAGTTTAGAAATTACAAACCAGGTTATCCTGATCATGCAATCCATGAACATTATATTGGTATTCCTATTATGGCAAGCAACATGGACGGTGTTGGTACTATGCGTATGGCAGATAAACTTGCCGAAGGTGAGATGTTTACTTGTCTTGTAAAGACTTACAGCGCAGAAGAACTTATTGTGTACTTTAACGGTGAAGACTTAGACGGGGACGGTTTAGAACGTACAGAAAATGTTGCTATGAGCATAGGCACAAGTGACAGTGATTACAACAAACTTATTCAAGTTAAGAAAGAATGTGATTATAGACTTAAATATGTATGTATGGATATTGCTAATGGTTATAGCGACCACTTTGCAGCACATGTTCGCAAAGTAAGAGAAGAATTTCCAGATCTAGTAATTATTGCTGGCAATGTTGTTACAAGAGAAATGACAGAGGAGTTAATTCTAAGTGGAGCCGATATTGTTAAAGTGGGCATTGGTCCCGGGAGTGTTTGCACTACTCGCATACAAACTGGTGTTGGATATCCGCAGTTATCGGCAGTTATCGAATGTGCAGATGCCGCCCATGGACTTGGGGGTCACATTATTGCTGACGGTGGGTGTACTTGCCCTGGAGATGTCGCTAAGGCCTTTGCTGCCGGTGCAGATTTTGTTATGCTTGGTGGCATGCTTGCTGGGCACAATGAAGGCGGTGGCGAAATAATAACCAAAACATATCAAACTATGGAAGCAAAGATGCAACCCTTTCCGCAAGACATGCCGGAAGAAGAAAGACAAAAAGCACTCGAAGCAGTTGAAAAGGGAGAATTTGATCCTCCTATGCAGCCTGTTTTTGAAAAAAAGAAATTCGTACAATTCTACGGTATGAGTAGTGAAAGTGCAAACGATAAGCATTTTGGTGGACTTAAAGATTATCGTTCATCAGAAGGACGCACAGTGTTGGTACCTTACAGAGGTCCTGTGGCTAGAACAGTGCAGGAAATTCTAGGAGGTGTGCGTAGTACATGTACCTATGCAGGTGCAATGAAACTCAAACAACTAAGTAAATGTGCAACATTTATTCGTTGCACACAAACACACAATTCGGTGTATGAATCGAGTACAATAGGCAAATGATAAAAAAGTTAATAGAAGCAATGCATGTAAGTAGGAGGTGCCAGCGTAATTGGACATCTCAAAATATTGACGAAGAAACAATTAATGGATTAATAGAAATAGCAATAAATGCACCTTCTAAACAAAATGAAGTTCATTTTGCATTAGCAGTCGTAACTAATAAAGATATTTTAAAAGATATTTACGACGATTTTGTTTGGGGATTTCATGCATATGACTATAATAGTGCTATGCGTAATACTCAAATGGGAGCACCGGCTCTTTTCATTTATGGATATACGACACAAACTGATATACACGGCGACTCCCATGGCAATGTTACGTCAAATGTAGTCAGTATTGGTTTTGAAGACAGGATGGATCTAGCAGCAGAACGAAGTATTGGTATCAGTTCAGGACAATTGGTGCTTGCAGCCAACATGTTAGGATTGAAGACAGGTTTTTGCCAAAATCTTTACTATAATGATAAAGAAGAACAAGACTGGAAAGATGTCCTACAGTTATCTAAAGGCATAGACTTTTGTCCTTCACTGGCAGTTGGTATAGGATATCCAGATACTTCATTAGAATGGTATGAAACTACAGATTTAGAATATCTTGTTGCTACTAAAAAAGAAAAAAATCTAAGAGAAAATACAGTATTAGATTATGCATCTACAGATAGAAGAATATTAAAAGACAGAAAAGTTTTTAAGTTTGGTCCTAAAAGCACAAAGGAAAAAAACGTTCCTTTACATTATATTAAATGATAGATAGGACTTGACAAAAATTTATAAATAATGTATAAATAAAATGTGCGCCGAAAAGGGCACATAACATATCTTGCTTAATAAGGAGAAATGAAATGACAAGATTAACAACACTAGACTTACCCCATCTACATCGTGCAACTATTGGATTTGATAGAATCTTTAATGAAATGACACGAGATTTTGCAAACAGCAAATCAAACGGGTATCCACCTTACAACATTGCACAAATCAACGAAGACGAATATATGATTAGTATTGCAGTCGCAGGATTTGGTATGGACAACTTAGACATTACAGTAGAAAAGAATGTAATGACTGTAGAAGGTACTGCTCCAAAAGGTGATGAGGAAGTAAACTATCTTCATAAAGGAATTGGCGGGCGTAACTTCCGCAGACAGTTTACACTTGCAGAGCATGTAGAAGTTGCTAATGCTACTTTAGAACTAGGAATGTTAAATATTCATCTAGTACGTGAAGTACCAGAAGCACAAAAACCAAAGAAAATTAGTATCCGTGAAGTTGGAACTATTGAAGGCTAAGGGTTTGGGGGGAGTAACATCCCCCCATTTTAGGAGGTATGATGACTAATATTTTAGAAGATATCAAAATTGATGAAAAAATCAAAATCGAATATAAAGAACCTGGTCAATACAAAGTTGTATTTCTAAATGATGACCAGACTCCTATGGACTTTGTTGTAAGTTTGCTTGTTGAAGTTTTTAAACATTCAGAAGATCAAGCACACAATATTACACTGCAAATACATGAAGAAGGATCGGGCATTGTAGGAATTTATAGTTTTGAGATTGCAGAACAAAAAGCATTGGAAGCGACAGGTGTTTCTAGAGAAAATGGCTTTCCTTTAAGAGTAAGGGTAGAAGAACTAGATTCATGATTTTCTATATGGAAAATGAATTTAAAACTATTGTAAAATCCATCCGAAAGAACAACTTAAAAGAAATTACATTACTTTGGCCACAAGAATGGGAGCCGTGGGCTCCCAAAAAGTTTATAGAAACAATAAAACAATATGATGTAAAAATTAATTGGGTGCTAGGCTGTTTTGAATCTGAGACTGTTGCAAAACGAGTAAAAAAATTAGGATTAAAAGATAACGTAAATTTATTATATTGGCCTACATTTTGGTGCGCATCTCAATTCTTAGATGGCAGCACAAAACGTATTAAAATGCCAAAAAAGTTTTCAAACAAAATTATTTGTTTAAATTGTCAACCCCATTTACATAGATGCATTTCGATTGAAGAAATAGTAAAGAATGGACTACATCAAATGCCTGGTGTATCATTGAGTTTTATCTTGCCTCAAAATGCTAACTATGACTGGAAATATCATACAGGTTTACCTATCAATAGAGATATGATGAGTCATCATTTGGATCATTCAGTATTGCCTAAAGCCTATAAAAATTCTTTCTGGGACTTTGTGACCGAGAGCAGTCATTTTATACCTTTTGTAACAGAAAAATTCTATAGAGGTACATATCAATTTAAAATTCCTGTTACACTAGGCTGTGTAGGATATAATACAAATTACATAAAAAATTTAGGCTTTGAGTTATATGACGAATATATAGATTATAGTTTTGATACTATAGATGATTTAGAGACAAGATGTAAGATGTATGTAGAACAAATGTCTACAGTGGTAGATATGGAGCAAAATGTAATTTACAATGAATCTAAAGAAAAAATAATTCACAATAGAGAAATTGTAAAATCATTAGTAGATAATTACACTTACATTCCAGAAGAAATACAACATATTGACTGGGTCAAAAATACAATAACGAAAGCAAAGCACTTTGTCCAAACTTAAAGAACTTACTTGGGAAAATCACCAAAAAGCAGAACGCACAGAACATGCTCGTAAATTGCTAAAAGGCATGGAACCACACGAGTATCACAAGTACATTTACAATCAATTTTGTTTATACTCTGTTTTAGAAACAAAAGCAAAAGAACTTAATGTACTTGAAGGCATAGAAGGCATCGCACGAGCAGCAAACATTAGAGCAGACATGGAAGAACTAGAAGAAGAATATGATATCCAAAGAGATGCTAGTTTATTATGTCCTGTAATTGCTGACTACACTCAATATGTTATGAGTATGACAGAACAAGATGAAGTTCTAGCACATTTGTATGTAAGACATTTTGGAGATATGTATGGCGGACAAATGATTAAAAAACGCAATCCTGGATCTGGATACATGTACCAGTTTGCAAATGTAGAAAAATTAAAAGAAACAGTAAGAGAACGTTTACACGACGGAATGGCAGACGAAGCAAATAGATGCTTTGAATTTGCTATGCAACTATTTGAGGAGTTAGATCAATGAGCATGATTTGGGAAAAGTTAATTGACTGTCAAAATAGGATTATTGAAATATTTGACAGCAATGCAAAAGAAATACAAGAAGATGGATTAGAATATTTCAACAGAGATGGTTGGATTAATCGTGTATGGGCTAATGATGCTGTTCGTCGTGCGCACATTGATGTTGTAGATGCAAGAGAGTCAAAAGGACTTTGGATGATGCATGTATGTGTGTTTCCTGTGTTAAACAATGATGGACCGATTTATGGCTTTGATGTCATTGCAGGTAAGACTAAAATGACAGGAGCGTTCCATGATTTTTCGCCAAGTAGTGATCCTAATCATCCTATGATTGAAGGTTATTATATGAGTGTTGAAGATATTATACCTAGCAAACAAAGAGAACTACCAGAATGGGCTCAGGCTATTTTTACAGATAAAATGTTAGCAGCAGGTAACGTTAAGACAGAAGAAGAAGCAGATGCTATTATTAAAAAGGCATTGAGCAACCTTGAAGCATACATGATGGAAATTGGAGATTTTACAGGAAACGGAAACAGAGATTTAGTACTAGCATCTCAAAATCATTACTGCGAAAATCAGCGTAAAAATCCACACACTCCTGCTGTAATGAAATCACTTGGCTTACCTGAAGAAGACGTTGACAAGTTTTGCAAAGACATGTTGTTTCCTGATGTGAGATAAATATTGTATCAGGAGTTTTATTATGCGCTATAGAGAAATAAAAGAAGTCACAGACCAGCAGAAAAAAGATAGAGTTATAAGAGCATTATCAAAAAAACGTGCAGACGATCCTTTATTTGACAAAACTTACAAGTTGATTGTGGGACCACAAATTGGCTCACGTATCGAAAACTATATTAAAGCACATGAAGATCCTGATATCGGTGCAGAAGAAATTGCATATCTTGTAAAAACTATTCCCGATCTAGGTACAACTAATGAAGTAAAAGATTTTGTTGAAAGATGGAACGATGGAGAAGAGTTTATTAATATTAATGCACTTATTCCAGCGACCGGTATGAAAGGACCTGCACCTTTACTAGATGCAATTGCAGACGGAATTCCTGAAAAACTTTTCGTTAACCTTACAAGACAAAATTTCTCTAAGAGTGATGCAGGTCCAGCAGAAGCTGCTCTTGCTATAATGAGTCAAAACGTCCGCTATGTAGGCGAAAACGAAGGCGGCGATCTTATTATCGATAACAAGAAAATTGAAATTAAAGGCGGCGGCAAAAGTCTTACATCCGGAGGCGGACGTATCTATAATGATAGACATAAACTAGATATTACGCCTATGGCTCAAGCACTAGCAGGTACACCATACGAAGGTAAATCAGTTAGTGTAGTTGCAGCAAGCCAGCCCCTGCCTGAAGATTTCCCTACAGCAGAATTTGCACAAGCAGTAAACCAAGCATGGTTTAACGGCAAACGTAGTGAAATAGAAAGTACATTTGGAACTGATAAATTTAGAATGGCATGGAACCAAGCAATGTTTGATGATTATAAAGCAGCAGCAGGGCATGATGGCATTCTAATTATAGGTGTTTCGCAATATCAGTACATTATAAGTGGCGAACAGTTACATGATTTTGTCAAACAAACTTCAAAAGGTGTAGTTTACAATCCTAAGAGTAGACAGATGCGTGATTTAGGAATACAAGTCAGCACAGGCTAAATAGTAATGTTATGCGTTACTTTCTACTAATAATAATATCTTTATTTTTTTTAACTAAGCCTGGTATTACAGGTGCAGATTTAGTACATAGTTTTAAATCACCAGCGTTCAGCGGACAAGGTTATAGTTCTCACATGTTGAGCCTTGAACAACTTACTTTCAATAGAAAAAAAGACATAGAAGACGAAGCAAAACGAGAAGCGGAACGTATTGAGCGTGAACTTGAAAACACAGTCCTTAATAAGTTTATTCGTAACTTAGAATCACGTATATATGCCACACTTTCTAAACAACTTGTAGATAATATGTTTGCAGCATGTGGAGATGAAGATCAACCAGCGTGTGCTAATTCAGGTACCACAGAAGTAGAAGGTGCTGAAATTACGTGGACAAAGGACGAAACAACAGGAAGTATTACGCTTATTGTAGATGGCCCTGACGGTTATACAGAAATCACAATACCGGGCCCGGGAGAATTCAATTTTTGAAGTACTTAGTATTAATAGCAAGTTTGATCCTGACAGGGTGTGCTGCAAAAGGTAACCTGCCGAAAAGTTTACAACAAGGTCCTGTGGTCCAAGAAAATCCAATGGTGCAAGAACTTAATGACTTGCCACCTATAAATGGACCTAAAATGACAATCGGTGTTTATGAATTTAACGATAAAACAGGACAGCGTAAACCAGCAGACAATGTAGCAAATTTAAGCAGTGCTGTCACTCAAGGTGCAGAAGCATGGGTAATAGATGCACTTCTGCAAGCAGGCGATGGCAGTTGGTTTGAAGTTGTAGAGCGTGGCGGTATGGATCATGTTATTAAAGAACGTCAACTAATTCGCAATACTAGAGAGAACTACGAAAAAGATAATCCTACTCCATTAGCAGCAATGAAATTTGCAGGTATATTATTGGAAGGTGGCATTATTGGATATGATAGTAATATAGAAACAGGTGGCAACGGTGCTATGTATTTAGGTGTAGGAACTGCAACTGAATACAGAGTTGATACTGTTACAGTTTCTATGCGTTTAGTAAGTGTTAGCACAGGCCGTGTTCTAGTAAGTGTCGCTGCACAAAAATCTATAGCAAGTTTTAGACAAGGTGGTAATGTTTTTAAATTTTTAGATCTAGGTACAGAAGCACTAGAAATTGAAACAGGTTATACTGTAAATGAAGCAACAAACTATGCAGTAAGAGCGGCTATAGAGGCAGCAGTAATAGAATTAGTTTATCAAGGTGAAGCATTACACCTGTGGAAGTTTAAGCCAAACAATACTTCTTCATCTTAGCCAAAAGTGTTTCTCTTTTAATTCCAAGTTTATCAGCAGTATGAGTTCTGTTATGATTACACTCTTTTAGTGCTGCGGCAATTTTATCTATTATAAAATCATCAACTTCTTCATGTAAGCATCTATCTTCAACATGTCTTTCTTCTGTGGGCCATATCTCGTCAAACGTGTCCCAGAACGCTTGTTGTTCTTCATGTATTTTTTGTCCATTTTCTAATGTTTTCATAATTGTATTTATATTCATTATATGCTCGCTTTACTGTAAAAATATTTACACTAAATACCTTTGTATTTATAAAACAATTATCTGTTATAAATACGTATGGCGAAAGCCGGAGGTGAAAAAATATGAGGGCAATACTATACGGGGGAATCCTGTCATTGGTTCTCGCAAGTGCAGCATACGCAAACGAGATTTACATCACACAAATTGGTGACACACTAGATTTGGATATTACCCAAGACGGATCAGGAAATGAGTTTGGTGATTCAACAACAGATGTAACTCTAGACGGCGATGATATGACGTTTAGTATTACGCAAACTGGTGATAGCAACGTGATTGATGCTGTGATCAAGGGCAACACTTATACAGGTACATGGCAGTTTACAGGCAACAGCAACACAGTGGATTTAAAGTGTGATGCTACTTCAGGTGTTAACTGTGAAAATGTAACACTGAATATTACAACAACAGGTGACAGTAATGAGTTTGTGCTGCAAATTGGCGAAACAGCAGATGCTGATGCTGCTCAAGTAGATTTCACAATTGATGGCGATGGAAACGTATTGATAACAGACGTAGATGGAACAAGTGCTGTGGTAAATGTTACAATTGATAACAGTGCTACACTAAGCACAGCAACATCATCAGATTCTACAACGACATATACATCAGGACAAGGCGGTGTGCTAGTTGAGATAGATCAAGATGGTGATGGTACGACAGGACACAGCGTAACATTAGACATCACCGGCGGCGGCAGCAACTACTATATTAAACAAAGTGGTGTAAACGACAACACTGTAGATGCTACATTCTCAGGTGATGGTCATGACGTTGATATTACGCAGTCTGATTAGTGCTTTATTATTAAGCACACCTGTATACGCAAGCATTGGCGAAATAGCACAGCACAAAGGCAGCAGTGTTGTAGAACGTGAATC